TAGTTTGCGCTTTTTTTGGCTACCCGGTAGTTTTTGTTTCATAGTAATAATTTGTGAAATTATTATACACCTCCCTTCTGCGTTTGTCGATATTTAGGCTCCATCCCGGACTATTTCCATCGCCTCCAGTACCCGCGTGGTCAATCCGTCCACAATACCGTCCAGATCATTGGTATTATGCACAGTATTGCTCATACCGGACATATCCACCTTGATCTCCGCCGTCGTAAAACGGTTGATTGCTTCCTGCTCCGCAATATCTCGCAGATACTTCAGATCCTCTTCCGAAACATCCAGCGAATCCGAGATACTCGATGTATCACCTGCTATGTTGGCAACATTCGCAGCCATATCAGATGCGGCTCCATAACTGCCTAATGCTCCGGTGTCTCCGCTGTTTCCAAGATCCTTAATACCACCAAAGAAATCAAAAACCTTGTTCTCTACGCCCTGTCCGAAATCATATCCCTTGTTGTATGCAGTCTGATAATCGACATAATCCATCTTGCCGACCTGCTCAACCCAGCCTGACTTATCCTTGACCGCCTGCTGTGCCTCTTCCAACTTTGAGTAGAATCCGTCTAAACCGCTGGTAATATCGACTTCAACTCCCGGTATTTTGTTCAAAAGTGTCTGTATCGCACTCGCAAGATTTGAGATATATCCAAGGACTGTAAGACACAGATCATAAAACATCACCTCTACTGCCGCGACAGGATTATTAAATACATTCCCGAAAAAATTCGCCAGCGTGGCAAACCCATTCCATGCCGGAACAACAAATGTGTTAATTATATGTGCTCCCAGTGTGGCAAATATTCCAGCTACAACCCCGGTCGCACTATAGGCGGTATGTTGTGTTTTGTTAATTGCTGCAACAATTAAATATATCGCAGCTATAACAATAATAATCGCTGCCACAATCCATGTAAGCGGACACGCCAATAATGCCGTATTAAACCCATATTGGGTTGCTGTAGCTATAGCAGTTTCTGATGCTTCCTTTTTCGTAAAAGCTGCATGCGCGTATGATGCCAAACACAGGGCAACTTTTATTCCTGTACTGACTGCCTCTACCGTTTTTACAACCCCTAAATACGTTGCATACGCCGCCAGTGCCGCCGCCACTCCACCTATAACCGGTGCGATCATTGACCAGTTGTCCACGATATACGCCCCGCCCGTTACCATTACATCGATCACATTCAAAGCGATCGTTGCCGCCCCGGACAGGGCATTCATAATTCCGGTTAATGCCGTTTGCATATGCTGATCGTTTGCCATCTCATTCAACCGCTGTAGTACCGGTTGAAATGTTTTTAACGCCAAGTTGGAATACTGCGTCCACAACTGCCCCCAGGTCAGTGGCATCGAGTTAAATTTTGCATCAATATCATCTGCTGCCGCAAACATTGCATTCTTTACAATATCCGCGGTGATCTGTCCATCTGATGCCATTTCCCGGATCTTACCGATTGGAACATCCATGTAATCAGCCACAGTCTGGATCAAGTTCGGCGCCTGCTCGAAGATACTGTTCAACTCATCGCCACGGAGCACGCCAGACCCTAACGCCTGTGTCAGCTGCAAAAACGCATTGGACGATTCTGTTGCCGATGCCCCGGCTATCGTAAACTGCTTATTTACCAACTCCGCGAACTGCACAATCTCGCCGGTCGATGCAAAAGCATCCCGGGCATTATTTCCGAGTTTCGCCACCGATGCAGCTGTATCCATATAAGACGCCCTGGAATTCTGCGCCGACAGGAAGATCATCTGCGAGAGTTCATCTGTCGTCTGCATCGTCCCATTCAACGCATTATACTGCGACACCATCATATCAAGGCGCGCCGTGGTCTGCGTGAGTTCATCCGACAGATCCAGTGCGTTTTTTACCGTAGAAATGCCAACATACGCTCCGACAAGCGATTTCACCTTATTCACGAGCACATCCGTATGCTGTGATCCAGCCTGTATCTTCTGGTTGTATTCCTCCTGTTTCCGGCGCGCGCTCTCCGTGGCACTCGTGATGTCCTGTAAACCCACCATACCATCGGCAAGCAGCTGCCGCGCCTCTTCCATCGACGACGTATCAATCGCGGTGCTGGACGCATATTCCAGCGCTTCAAAGTTGCTTATCACCATATTCACCGCCGTACAGATATTGTAGAGCGGCGCAGACATACGGTCCGACAACTCTATCGCAGTCTGAATACTTGACATCCTCTTACCTCCTACTTCTGGATTTCTTTTGCCTTGCGCTTCTCTTCCTCGACCCGAAGATCTATGGACGCAATCACAAAAGCTTTCTCATTCCGATCCAATTCAGAAAAGAATGACGGCAGCCAGTGAAACTTCTGCAAGCAATAATGCGCATATGCCGCTTCACCGTCGCCGCCATTGATTAGTTTTTTGCCTCGTCAACCTTCTCCTGCAGCGTCTCATCGATGCCGCTGTATTCCTGCACGAATGTGGCAAGCTCACCGAACTCTTCCGGGTTGTCGACCATTTCCACAATCAATGCCTCTGCGCTCATAACGCCATAGGAATCCTGCAGTTCTGCATTGCGCAGATCCGGCTCCACTACCGCGGCGCAAATCATTTTTCTCAGAAGCTCATCCGTATTAACCTTCTGCCGATACAGTCCAGGCTTGCCGGTTACCGGCACCTCAATCGTACATTCATCCCGGATTGCCGCAGATTCTTTTGTGGACAGAGGTCTGATCGTCCAGAGTAACGGATCACCGTTCTCATCACACAGTGACTTTGTGGCAGCAAACTGCGTTGTCTTTTTGGCTTTCTTATTCTGTTTCAAAAATGCTTTTAAGTTTCCCATATGTTTTTCTCCTCATTCTCTTAATTGGCGGCAGTCTCCCGCCGCCGTTGACTTGTTACAGATAGGACGGCTCCTTGTAGGATTCCGGGCTGGAATAATCCGCAGCATAGAAATTGATCTCCTGCTCGACAAATCCACCCTCGGCATCAAACATTGACAGCAGCACATCTCCGTCGATCACGCAGTTGTGATAAACCTTTGTGCTACGCCCCATGCAGGTAGCCGCATCATTGTTTGTCGTCTGCAATTCAAACACCGGCAGATGACCGGTATTTTTGTACTCTGTTACGATCCGGTCAAACATCTCCGAGCATTTGTAGACCGTCATTTTTGCCTGCACGACCATTCCGGTCGGCTTCCTGCCGGAAATGATCTTTCCCAGCACCGGGATCTCCTTGGTGCTGATGTTTGCCTTGCCCTCAAAATTCTTTGCGTTCAGCAGATTATACCGCTGTTCGCCAACCGTGACAAAAGCTTCCGCCTCTTTTGCAGACGGCACATCCTGTTCATTCATATAAGCGTTAAACATCTCTTTACCTCCTACTCAATCACGACCGTCATATACAACTGTGACATTGCATTGACGATCGTCACCTTATCTTCCACATATACGCCGCGTTTCTCGCTTCCGGCGGAGACCACAACATCATCCTCCGAAAAATTCTCGATTGCTCCAATCTGCTCTAACTGCTTATGATGCGATGCAATATCGTTCCATAAGCTGACACGACCAGATTCATTGTTCTGAACCTTGCCGTGATACTTCGTGTTGAACAGCGATGCGATATCCATCGCGATCTGATCCAGCACACGGATCGTCTGGTTGCTCTGGAAGAGTTCGTTTTTATCCTCCGTAAGTGTCACAAGAGAATTGATGTCCTCTAAGACACGCACTTCCGTTCCCACGCTGTGCAGGACGAATTCACCGGCTTTCACAGCATTCTCAAGCTGTGTCTGCGTATAGGCGGTGTCAATCTCAAGCTCCCCGTCATAGATCGCGTTGGTACAAGTTGCATTAACCCCGCACGCCGCCTCCAGACCCACAACCCACGGAATCACATCCGGGCTGTTCTTCACATTGATGACGCCCTCATAATCGGCTGCGCAGTTATACAGGACTGCCTGGAATTTTGCCCCGACCTTGTCCCTCATACGCTTTGCAAATGCGGCGTACAGTTTCGCCGTGGTAGCATCACTCACACTCGCGCCGATCGTATTCACGGTATATGATTCCAAGAGATCCAGGTATTTCTGGTGCACCTCACCATTGACCGTTCCATTCGTACCGCCTGCCAGCGGAACGCCTGCCGTTGCTTCAAGTGCGGTTTCTTTCCATGTAACCCAATCATTTTCTTTCAGATCAGCCGCGGATGCTACCGTCTGGGAATCCACAAGCTGCGCATCCAGATACAGCTTCACGTCAAAGCCATCTCCGTCCACATTCGCCGCAATAGCAACCTTCAGATCATTGCCACGGATTCCGCAGCACTTCGCTGTCGCATAGGTATTTTGCGCCTTTGCGCCGCCCGATGTCAGCTTATAGATATAAGACTTTGTCGCATGCGCAAACAGTTCGCGCAACGGCTGCATCTTATCATCTGTATAGGCATAACCGAACAGCGTAAGCGAATTCTTAATGAAATCTTCCTGCGCCACCTCCATCATCACGTTATCCGCACCCCAGTCAAGTTCAAGAGGCATGGATGCCACGCCACGCTCTGACAGATTCGTGGTCACGCGCGCCGCCGAAATAAAATTGATATAAGCACCACCCAAAACCTTATTCTGGGTTGTCCACTGTCCACCTCCGTACATTATCGCACCGCTCCTTTCATGTATTTTTCCATTTTCTTATCCACTTCCTCAAGCGTATAAGATTTTCCCGGTTCCAGTAATGCCGACAGGAGATCCACCCTGCCCGCGTATTTTTTGGAACCAATGATCTGCTCTTTGGTATAAGTAACCTTATTAACTGCTTCTGCCACTGTTTACCTCTCCTTTCACTTCGCATTCTTCCATATACGCATCTTTCTGGCTCTGCCCCAGGAATAACGTATATTCTGCCGTTGCCGACATCACATCGTCCGATATGTCCTTACATTCGATCGTACCGCGCACCATTTTACCTTCTACCTCTATGAGGTCCAGGCACTCGCTCAACCGTTCGTAAACGGTATTGATCTCTTTCTTTGGCTCGTCACTTTCCGGAAAATACTGCACGATAAAAAGCAATGTGGCTTTTCTGCGGCCGGTAAGCCCTCGCGGCACATCCGGATTGATGCAGCGCACAAAAAATGCAGGCTCTTCCATGTCCTGCATCGATGCTTCTGTATGGATTTCATAGTCATCGCCAAATGCGGCATATAAGGCATCTGTGATGCCCTTTAAAACTTCGTTGATCATGCAAACACCTCATTCAACCATGCCGTCAGTTTATTCTCGAGGATTCCCGGTGCTGCCTTGCGGATTTCATTTTCAGAAATGGTAAGCATAAGCTGTCCCGGCACCCAGCCTTTTTTTAGACGCTTTCCAATAGCAGGAACATATCTGCCCGGCGTCTGACGATGTCCAAACTCTACATAGCTGGCATAAAGCTGATCGTTGGTAACTTTAATCGTATAAGTATTACCGGATTTTTCAATCGTTCCAACCGTCCAGCTTCTGCGCAGTGTTCCACCCTGTTTTTCTGACATAACAAGGAACTTCTGCTGACCGTCATCCTCCACATCATAGGAATCCGAGTAATCCCCTACTGGAGTACGCTTAATAACCTTTGCCAGCAATCGTGCTGCCAACTCCTTGGCACAGGCTTCCATGAACGCTCTCTGCTGTTCCTCATCGGCAACTTTCTGAACTCTATCCCGGAACTCCTCCAATTGTTTCAGATCAACCTTTGTATTTCCCATCAAGCCCACTCCTTAAATAAATCCAGCATAATTTCCTGATGCGTCGGGTGCATCCCCGGAACGCCGCTCCTGGTGTACTCCGTGGAATTGCCACAGTGTGTCACGATGATCTTGGAGCCGCTCTTGATTTCCACCTCCGGCGCAACAAACAGCTTTACCGCCTGCGCTACCGGAGATGCCGCATCGGTCTTTTCTGCCTGTGTGATCGTCTCAAACGACAGCTTGCACGGCTGATTTTCCAAGACCACGGTGTCCGTGTATGTCACAACGCTCTTTTCCTTGGTCTTACGGTGTTCCACAACTGTGCAGGTATCTTCATACATGGCTTCAATTGCCATTCTGACCATATCCATCAAAACACCACCTTCCGGTAACGGTTCAGCACCGGCTTGTAATTCTTCATAAGGCTTTCCGAGAACTCCGCTGCGGAAGTCTTAAAAGAAGTTGTTGTATCGCCGATCTGCACCGAAGAAACCGTCTGTGGTATATCAGCACTCCCCATATGCTCATTCCGGTAAATATCCATCGCCATGCGCAGTACCGTGGTTTCCAGCCCTGCCGGAATCTCGTCGATATGGCAGTAGTTTTTTACCGTATCCTCTGCATTTTCAAGCGCAAACTCCAAGTGGACTTTCACTGTCTCATCCGGGTCGCTTATCCCGAGAAGCGCCGACAGCCTTTCGACTGTCAGCTTGCTTTCCTCTGCCATACCGCACCTCCTAACCGATCTTATGCTTGATTGCTACAATTCTAAGCTGCTTCGGCTCGTATACCGGCTTCCAGTTCTCTGCCTTGGCAAGTTCTGCACGAAGCGGTGTCTCTACATGCTCACGAACAGCTCCGGTGTATGCAATTCCTCTCGGATGCAGGATGAACGCCTTACGGTTGATAAGATAATCAATACCACCACCGGTCTGCTTATCACGGTCAACCTCTGTTGAAACAAATCCGGTCGGAGAACCATTGCCGTAAGCTACCGCACCATTGCCAAACAGGTATGTCGTATACACGCCACCGGAAGTTACCGGACAGCCATCATCCACGGTCACGCGTCTACCCTGATAGGTGTCAAACTCAACATCCGTAGAATCACGCTCTGTCTCGATCAGATTCAGCTTTTTCAGATAAGACTTTGTCGCCGAGTGCATCGCTACGCCGGATAACTGCGCCTGCGCGTCGCCGAGCAGCTGGCATGCGTCAATAAACGCAGATGCGCTGATCTGCTTTGCCGCATCCGTTTTTCCGGTGGTAAGGTCAAGAATATGATCTGCCATTCTGGTTTCTGCCGCCGGTGTTCCCTCTGCCCCCGCAGTAGTGGTGCCGAACACTCCAGCAAGGATTGAGATAAGCTCCTTCTGCATATCTCTTGCCCAGTAGGATGCCACCAGATCACCGATGGCTTTCATCGGATCAGCTCCGGCCAGCGCCGCGGAAAGATTACTTGCTCCCCACATATTCTGTCTGTAAATCGTGGTGGATACGTCCTTGTTGGAACCGATCTTCTTTGCGGTCATCTTCACATCCTCAAGGATTGCCTCGGACTCACCCTGTAAATCCTCAAAGAACGGCATATTGTGTGTTCTGGCTGCCTCGCTTGCCAGTGCATCAAATTCCGGGCTGTTTACCACGATTCCGCTCTGGAAGAACGCGGACAGCTCCATCGTTCTGTTGATTACATACCGGTTAAAAAGCTCCGGTACAATTACGTCTGCAATCTTTGTAATTGCCATAAATTATCATCCTCTCTTTCTTACAGTGTTACTCCGGCTGCTGCCGCAAGTTCTTTTGCCTGCGCCGGATTTTCTTTTAACATACGTCCCTGTTCGGTCAGATTAAAAGTGTCTTTTGCGAATGGATTCGTTACACCGCCTGCGCCGCCATTCTTAGGGTTGTACGGCGGTTTCTGCTGTTCCTGCTTAAACAGGTGCGCCATTGTTGCATCTTCCTTATAGGGCTTTACCGCCTCTTCCACTCCAATCGGCTTACCTTCCTTGTCAAAGTTGAACTTCTCAAGTCCGCCCGCCTTGTAAATCAGATAATCCGGATCCAGAACACCCTGCTTTGTGAGGGAATCTTTCAGCGCATAGGTCTTCGCAATCTCCTCGCTTGCAGTCTGCTGTTTTTTAAGTTCACCCTGCAGATTGGCAATAGTGGTCTGTAACGTCTCGTTATCGGCATTGTTCTTCTTTAAATCTCCGATAGTTGTGTTGAGTGTCTTAATCTGACCGGCAAGATTCTCTTTTTCTGCCACGGCGGTATCATACTTGCCTTTGTCAACATACTGACCAGATCCAAGGTCTGCAAGCTTTACCTGCTTATCCTTATTCTCCGGCTTTCCGTTATAGGCATTGACGGTATCAGACACCTGCTTATAGAGATCCTCGCCTAAAATGTCTTTTAAAAATTCCATAGTTTCCTTTCCTGCACCGTTTTTAAGCGTGGTGTCTCCACAAGCAGTATGCAGTTTTGATGCCATGCATAAGGGCAAATTGCCGCAGTTTAAACGTCATAAGGCTTTCGGACAATATAAAAACAGGACTGCCGGAGGAACCTACTTGGCGTCACCTCTGCACCGTTCGGTTCATAAATTTCCGGTTGTCCTGTCATTACTAATTTGGGGTATAAAAATACCACCTAACCATTATCGGCTGGTGGTATATCTTGTTTCTTTTTAAACCCTATATTATCTCTGCATATCTCTCCATCTATTTTCTTTGTATGTAATACCTCAGTTGGAATACCATCTGGATATGCGTCGCAGCGCATACCCGGCATGCAATTTGAACATGATAAACAGTATGGAATTCTAAGCATTACCGTTTCCACCTTTCTATATATCGATCGACATATTCTTTTGCTTTTTCTGGAATATCTTCGCCATTTTTTATCTTAACATATGCTTCCGCAAGCGTTTCAAATCCATTCTGCACCTCATCCGAATAACCAGAAACTCCAGGTACATATAAGTCTTTTACCTCTTCAAAAAATGCGTTGAAATCCTCTACACTTTCAATATCTTGCCCCGTCAATATGTGCACTATCTCATGTTCAATATAATCTTCAATACGCTTTTCCGCAAAATACTTATACTCATACCCTGCCTTTATAATAGCATCAAATCCAGAAAAATCATATCCCGAATTAACCACCAATTTCGCCATATGTTTCCCATTTTCCTCATAATACTGGCAAAAGAATGGAACATCAGGCTTCTTTGCTCCCCAATTTTCAACCGTGACATTTTGAAAATTTACAATGTACTCCTTTTTCATTTTTTCATACACACGTTCTATAGCATCTGCATAATCTGGTGTCATTCCAGAAATATTCATAATGTCACTCGGAATCTTTATGTCGGCAGTTTTCCAATCAGTGTAAACAAAATTTTTCTTCCACTCCTTATACGTCGTATTCTCCGGCACATAATACTTCTTGCCATCTGCCCCGCGCGCAACTCTTTCCCCCGTGGTAAATTCATCGTTGAAATACGGGCAGGTGCATCCCCGGCAATTCGGATGGAACGGTGGCACGGTAACACCAATCTTATAATCTTTCATCGGAAAGTGTTTCCCGTCCATCTCCCCGCAGGTGGGGCAAGTGTGGCTGTCCAATGTCTCTACCACCTCGAACTCCTCCACCCCAAGGTCAGAAAAACACATTTCCTGTGCCTTAGCAGAAAAAGCGGCTGATTCCGTCTGAACAATTCGCGCCGCCTGTGATCTACTCACTTTCATGTTCTGGGATATTTCCCGTATAGCTCTATCCGGCGATTCTCCGGTGATGCACATCCGCGTTAAGGAATCGTGCATATTGTTAATCAGCTTCGTTTTATCCGTCCAAATGCGGTCCGAGAAGTTGCGTCCATCCACCGCCCAGGGCTTATGTATGATGTCATTAACCTTTTCCGGATTAAAGCTCTGCATCTGCCAGCCAACACCGATACCTCGCTGCACTTCGTATGCGGTATGGTAATATCCGGATGTGTACAGATTTGCGATATGTTCGTCTATGGAATCATGATAATTTCCGTACAGCTTTTCAATTTCCTGCTGTGTCTGCACCTTGAGAGCTTCCAATCTGCTGATATGCACCTTTGCGGATGCGTTCTCAAGCTGTTTTGCCCACTGTTGATTTATGCCATTCTCGCGCCCGTATTTAATATAATCCTGCACATCCCACCGGAACTCTTCCAGTTCTTCACTGTTAAGCAAACGTCTGGCTTCCACCATTGAAATGCCGTTGTTGGCAGCAAACCGCTGATACCAGGCGTTAATCTTCCCGTCAAGAGCCTGCTCTGCCCGCCGGAACTCCTGCTCAATCTCCTGCACGGTCTGAACGGACGTATCATGCTGTGATTCTTCCAACTGCCGGAAGCGCTCCTGCCAGTATTCACTTGTCCGTTCTCCCATGCACTCACCTCATTTCACTGCTCGGCATCTGCTTTCTCATTGCTATCTGTTTCAGTGCTATTTTTAGATGCATCAAAAGCACCGGCGTAAGCATCTGCTTTCTCCTGTGCTTCCTGTGCCTCTTTCTCCAACTGCTTCAATTCAGCGTCTACATCCTCGACAAGCGGATGCGCTTTGAGAATCGTCTTTTTACTGACAATCCCAACCGAATCCTTGCAAATTTGTGCCTGCTCCGTGTCATTTTTTACACAAGTGCGGGTCCACGTCTGGATGATTTTCTTGCAATCAATTCCCTCATGGCGGCATATCGCTCTTACCAGACGGGCGAACCCAAGCTGGAACTCCGTCTCCGTCAGCCCGGCTTTCATTTCAAGCAACGAATACATGAATTTAAGCGCTTCTCCGCTCTGATTTCCGAAGTTCTCCGGCTGTGGGTCAAATCCCTGCCCCTGTTCAAAAATAGCCTTTCTGGTGGCTTCTAACACGCTGTTGCGGGCTTCAATCGGAATCTCAATGTTGAGCGTGCTCACTCCCGGGTTACTGCCCTCGTCCCCATCTACCTTGATGGTCTTATATTTTTTCAAATCTGACAGAAACGTGTTAAGATCTGCGCCGCCGTACCCGGACAGAACAATTATCAGCTGTTGAATATCATCCAAATCATTAACAAAACCGCTGTAGACCTTGTCGTATACGTCTATCAGCGGCTTGATATTTTTCAAATCATTCGTATTGGTGTTATTGTTCGGGAACGGAATAAACGGCACTTCTCCAAATTCGTGACGATACTCTGCTGTAAAATCACTGGAATCCGGCACCATAAAAGTGTTGTAATAAAGTAAACCGTCCTCTAAGGTGTCTCCGTTCTTCCGCCGGAATGTCCAGCAGCTTTCCTTGTCCCAGTATTCATAGATTGCATAGGTATCTCCCGTCTCTTCGTCGATTTCATCATACATACGGAGAACGCCAAGCAGTTTCTTTTTCAAATCATGAGATTCGATCGGAATAATCTGCTTGCTGTCAACTACCGCCCACTGGAATGCTCCATCTTCATCCTCCCAGTAGTGAATCCAGCCTACTGACGCATTGGCAGCGTTTATGCACAGCTCCATGCAATTCTTCCGGTATTCATCACCGAGTACTTCTGTCACGACTTCATTTCCATGCTCATTCCCAATGTCAAAGAGCGGCGGTGCCGTGAACATGTACGCAGCTTTCTGATTTACGATAAGCCCGTGGAAGTTCCGGGGGATCCGGTTATCTGCGTTACGTAACGGATTGTCGGGTTCCTCTTTCTCTTTTTCGTCTGTGAGCTTGTTTTTTACCAGAATATCCGTTTCATTCCGGTAGTACCGTTCCGCCTGCATCGCCCGCAAGGAAAACCGTGTATGTCCCGGTTCGTATTTTCTTATGAGTTTTTTCATTACCTCAAGTTCCATGTTCTCACCTCTATTTTAAAATGCTGATGCCGCCCGGCTTGCGAATAATCGTATAACAGAAATACCGAAGAGCATCCATCGCATGATCGTGCAGCTTTACCGGTTTATCCTCGCCACGCTCAGATGCTTTCTGGTCCCAGATATATGACCCAAACTCTTTTATAGTGTTTGGGCACTGGTCACTAATAGCTATCAGATCCTGGTTTAACAATGATGCTACAAACCGGATACCATCAAGCACATCATTTTTCGCCTTTTTTATGGTATAGCCACGTTTTTTCAACTCGGCTATAAAGGATGCTGCCGACGGGTCAATGATTATTTTGACAGGCTTAATCCCAGCAAGCCATCGCTCCAAGTCATCTGCATATTCTGTGTCTGTTTTCTGTCGTTCCTCATCACGACCGGAATAATAGTACTCCCGGCAACACACCCACCGTCCGGAACGCTCTTTGCACCACAGCAGGAATACCGTGGCATTTTGCGTACCATAATCGCAAGATACATAGTAATTTTCGTTGACCAGATCTGACAGATTCGATATCACATGCTTGGCAGTGTCGAACATATCGTAGATAATGCCCTCTGCCATCGCCCACAAGCCACGGATATACCGCCGGTAGAATACACCTGTATACATACTGCGATATCTTTCCTTGATTTTCTTCGACAGAGATAAATTATCATCCATCGTAAAATGCAGATATAAAATCTCTTTTAATCCCGGATCCCGGTTCTCTGCTGCAGCTTTTTCTCTTATCTCCTGTGTTTTCTTTTTCCCCAGATATCCAGTTGCTTTGTCAATCCATCCCGTCTTGAACCAATGATACGGTCCATCCGGATTACAATTGAACCAATACTTCGATCCCTCAACAGAGCATCGTCCGGTTGCCTGGTTCACGAAGCTTTCCGGCATCAGCGCCACTTCATCAAAAAAGACCCCAGCCAAGGTAATACCTTGGATAAGGTCTTGTGAACGTTCATCTTTGCCGCCGAATATATAAAAATAATTGGTCACATCTCCCTTTGTGATGATAACCAAATTGTCAGCCCTGTGATCCGCTACGATATAACCACGGCTATGAAGCATCATCTTTAAACCAGATAATACATTTCTCCGGAAAGAACCGATCGTTTTACCACACATGGCAAAATTCTCACCGTTAAATGAACTCATCGCCCACATGATGAATGAAAGTGACATGCTCACTGTCTTGCCTGATCGGATTGCCCCGTCAGCAATTATGCCGTCGCTGTCTTTTACCGGAGAATCCTTGCACCACCAATTCAGCACCATGCGCTGTTTCTGTGAAAACGGCTGGAATTTAAAAATCCGCTTAATCTTCTTCATTATCCCAATCCTCTGCTGCAGATCCATTCAGGGCATCGAGGAATCCGTCATCTGCGTTTTCTTCTCCATCATCCGTCTGCGCCTTGGCTTTGAGAAGTGCAATCTCCGCCCGCTGTTTCTCTGTCGCAAGATCCATATGATCTGTAAGCCACTGCAAGGCTTTCATCCGGTCGGCAAGTTTGATTTTTACACCATACGGTGTTCCTGTGACCTCGTCAATCACACTTCCATCCGCCTCTGCTTTCATCTGCACGCCTGCTCCTGTCACGGTGACGAAATCGTTCACATCCGCAAAAGCAATATCCATGTACTTCTGGAAGATATCGGACTCACTCAGGAACTCCCTGTTGAGCCGATCCTGCTTTAACCGCAAGATTTCATCTTTTATCCTAGCATTTCCTAGCATTCGCGGACCATTTACCAGAGCCGTTGTATAATCACATCCATACGCTTTCTGGTATGCCTTGGTCGCATTAAAGCATCGGATGTAATATACGCAAAAAAGCTGTTGCTTATCGGTCAAATCAGTATTCTGTATTACTGCTTCAACCTCATGTGCAACAGGCTCTTTCTTTGCTTTCTTCGCTTGCTTATTCTCTTTCGCAACGTTGCATTCCTTTTTTTCTTTCTTTCGCAACGTTGCATTGCCGCCATCATCCCACTTATACCGGTTCTTCCAGCTCCGCACAGTTCCCTCGGCTATCCCGAGCTGGTTCGCAATCTCTATCAGCTTAAGCCCTTGCTTATACATTTCAAAGGCTTTGTCCGCTCTCGCATCTTTTGCCTTTGGCAAGGACCATCACCTACCTTTTCTTTACATACAAAAAAGCACCCGTCATTAAACGGGCGCCTTCTCTGGGTTGGGGGAGTTGCAAAAAGCAAATGGCTCTTGGCTCTCTCAATTCACTTCTTGCAGTTTATACTATAGCATTTTAAAAACGAAAAATCCGAAAAAAACGAAATTACTTTTATGCTACTCTCATAAAATTATTAAATTCCATTCTTATGCTATCACCGGTTGCTTTTCTGCCTATCCTGTCTGCCACTCTCTCCCAGCTCATTCCCTCAAAGAACTTATACCGGATGATCCTCTGCATCCGTATCGGTATGCCGTTCATCCACTGCTCCACCTGCAGTTTGATCTCTTCCGACTGGGCTTTTCTCTCTTCCAGCAGTTTTTCTTCTATACGCAACTGCGTATCATCCGTATATGTGAACGATGTTCCTTCAATCTTGAAATGTGTTTCTGCATACGGGAAATCATTCATCGAACCTTTTACGCTTCCTGTCACAATCGTTTGCCGTTTACGCTGCAATCTCTTAATGTCCTGCTCCGTCTCCCGGATCATCTCACATGCATCTACATACTGCTCCAATATTTTCTTATCTACTCCCACCGTATTCTCCCCTTTCTGATAATATCACTACAACGTTTCTGATAATATCATACAATAGGTTTGGAGTGGATTTGTGCCAAGTTTCAATAGAAAAAGCCGAATACACGAAACTAATCCTAGTCTCATATATTCAGCTCAAAGCATTGTTTTATAATATATTATCGTGAAATAAATATTTAGTTCCGTTACTTCTTTCTTTTCCGGTTCACCTATGTTACATCATGAGTGCCTTCTCGAGTACCATAGCATATATAATCTGCTCATTTTGAAATTTTCTTTCAGATTTTATACACACATCATCCCTCAATGTCACCTCCGGGTTTCTCAAATAGAAATCACTATTTAACCTTTCCTGATCTTCTAACACATATTTCATAAAATTACTCATGTCCTGCAAATCAAAGCATTTACTATTAAATTTTTCTTTCCACTCCCAAAGACTCCCGCAATTGCCGCAAAAATATTTTCCATTTTCACTAGCCCACTCTCCCACACTAGTTTTCAATTTGCAATTATCTCTCAACACAGTGCTTGGGATACTCAGTATAACAAGTTTAACCTCGTCCGGTATCTCCTTCCTATAAAGCCTAACCAAGCTAAGAAGTTGGCTTAAATCAGAAACTGTTGCCTGTCTTTCCCTAAGTTTTACCAAAATCTCAGCAAATTCTACTTGTACTTCTAACGCTAGCATAGTACATACCTCCTTTTTACTCGATTTTACCGCACAATCTTGCAAAAATCAATTACAAGCATAAGAAAATGTCACTATATTACCACTCAATCCTCAACTGCCCGTTCTTTTCTTCAACCAGATGTGCCATCCTCTGCCGTATAAGCCACTGTGCTGTTCCCTTCCTCCGGTAAAAGTTACTCTTGCTGATCGGGAGAATGCCGTAGTGAGCCTCCAGCATATCGTAGCTGGTGCCGCGCACGATGGATTCTGTCAGCCGGTCAGCAATGAAGCTGTCCACACTCATGCATATCTCGTATATCTCTTTTTCATCCACGCACATTCCCCCTCTCTCAACTTCCCCGTGTGTCATCTTCCGCCCCGCCGCATTACTGCTGGCGGAGCTATAGCTGTTTGACCTCATGCGAACCGGAGCTGTCCGGTCTGCTCTGCCTTAATCATCATGTTTGGTGTACGCTCTGCCACACATAACTCTGGTAGATTGGCTTTGACCAATGCCGCAGGAATCGGCGGACACACCGCATTGCCGCATCTTCTGACCTGTTCACTTCTAGGATATGTCTTGCCGGTGTAATCGTGATCTATTATGTAATCATCCGGGAATCCCTGGCATCCATACAGTTCCTTTGGTTCCAGCATACGAAGCCCGATATCCACAATCTGATAATCTACACCTTCAATCGTAACCAATCCAAATCTGTCCTTAGTGGTAACTGTATCAAGTGGCTTTTCGATGTCTTGCCCTGTGGCATCTCCGTAATATTTGATTAGAAACGCTCTAACCTCGCCAAAGTGACCGGCAGATGTTGTGATCGTGTGTAACGGCTCTCTCTCGTCTTGACCTATTCCCGATTTATAGAACTTGCTCAAAAATGATGTGACCAATCCGTATCGGTTCGAACCATCCACGGTCATAATCGGATCTTTAATCGTCTGTCCTCTGACTTCTCCCTGCGCCGTTTCGGAATGGTACTGGATAAGTGTAGGACTGATTAAACAATGTTCATTTTTGCTCACGATAGTTGTCAAAGGTTCTTTGACATCTTTACTCCGATCCTTTGTGAATCCAGTCTGCCCTATCTGCACTATATACGGTTTCACAATTCCATATCCGTGCTTTCCGGTGATTGTAGGCATCGGCTCACGAATATTATTCGGTCTGCGCTCCCCGCCATGATTGCACTGGATAATGAACGGTTCCGGGTTGTCCAGCACAAACTTTTTCAGTCCTCGTGCTATTCTCTCCATCGTCTTCGGTGCCAGTGGGCGTACCGCCCGGATCCCGTATTTCTCTTTGATTTCCTCGGACGTATCAAAAATGGACGGACATGGAAGAGAAAAGTCAAGCTGCGTGTATGCTCCCACATACGGTTTCAGCAGTCCAGCCTTGACCTCGTCACTGTCTGCCGGTGCGTGTGTCGGCTCTGGCCAGACTATCGGCTTGCCATCACACCGCGCGATCATGAAGAATCGTTTGCGCATGGTCGGCGCTCCATAATCAGCCGCAACCAACTCCCGGAACTCTACCTCATAGCCTAAATCTGTGAGCTGCTGAACAAACTTCCGAAATGTTTCGCCCTGTTTGCTCTTGATCGGATGGTGCCGCCGCCCAAGCGGACCCCAAGTTTTAAATTCCTCCACATTCTCCAGCATGATGACCCTCGGTCGCACCAGCCCCGCCCAGCGGCAGGCTACCCATGCAAGACCACGAATGTTTTTATCCTTTGGCTTTCCACCTTTTGCCTTACTGAAATGCTTACAGTCCGGGCTAAACCAAGCAAGAGCCACCGGATGACCGCCGCAGGCTTTTACCGGATCCACCGCCCACACATTTTCACAGTAGTGCTTGGTATTCGGATGATTCGCCTTGTGCATCCGGATGGCTTCCGGATCATGGTTGATTGCAATGTCAACACTGTATCCGGTTGCCAGTTCTATCCCAGTGGAAGCGCCGCCCCCGCCGGCAAAGTTATCAACTAGCAATTCTCCGTTAATCATTTGCAACCACCCCGCTTTCGCTTCTCAAGTAATCCATATACCCCACAGACTGGGTAAGCACATACACCGACACAGCGTTCGTGATCCTATCTACCAGTTCAGCAGAATCCTTGTGCCTTTCATACGCATCTTTTACCACTTCGCCGATCTGCGTGTACTGCGCTTTCCCCTGGCTGTTGATCCATGCAGTCAGATCTTTTACCGCTCCACATTTTATCTGGGATTTTAAATAGTCCGTCATTTCAATCTGACCATCACACTCATAATTGCCTAAATCTTTCATTTTCTTTTCAGGAACCCGGCGCGCTTTTTATCCGGATAGGTCCCGGCTCCTTTCTTGAATTTTCTCTCTAAACAAACTATAATAATGCTGTATCTATGCCAACAACCTTTATACTTGTGACATTTTTATCCTGTTGCTCCGTCATGTGGTCACGCAGTCCAAAAAATAACTGTAGTTTCAGATTCATTTTTTCAGGAGGTGCACTCATGACAATACTTTCGTTCTTACAAAACGTTTCGGCGGATGCAGGCGAGCGCGGGTTTTGCATTTGGAACCAATGAAACAGGAGCAAGGCTCAAGTATAAGTTTGGGCGCCGAGGGGTTCGAGTCCCCTCAAACCCGCTATTTCATAAAATCTTTCAAATTCATCTGCCCCTTGCAGTTACCGCCCATGGTGGAAGGTTCCCAACCAACGCCGATATAGTCCAGGACTTTCGCCCATCCATAGTCATTGCCGTCCTTATCCTTGCACATATGGAACATCAGATAATCCCATTCTTTCGGATTGCTCTCATAAAGCAGATCAAACCTGTGTGGTCGTTTCTCCATGTGGATTCCAAAACCGCACATACTGCAACCGGTACGCTGCGCCTTGGTTGTATACAATGTACCGTCCGGCTTTTTCTCAATCGTTCCGTAAATCTCCGGTATCAAAGAATCCGGCATCTGGAAGCACTCCGACATTCTTCCTGCCTTAAGGCCTGCGTCACGATACTTTTCTTTTAAATCATGCTTCCAAAGATCGTCCATCTCCAAGGCAAGTGTTAATATATCCTGTCTGTGGAATATCGCAAATGGCGCTGATCGGATGGTCGATGCCCCAAAATAGTTACATCCATTCATCCGCAGGCTTTTGGCTCGTCTGCCGCCCTCGGATGCCATCAGTCCCAAATATGGCACGCTGTTATGTTCCTTGCCCCAATCATCACAATTCTTTTCCTTGAGATAATAACAGCACTTGGAAGATACGAGAAAGTCCGGCTTCTGAAAGTCGCACCCCTCATTTTCATTCTCATATCCCCCAAACAGTTCCAGCCATCTTTGATTAAGCTGCATCTTTGAATTCTTCTGCCAGCCACCGTATTCCCCGGTTTCTCCCGTTATGATCGCATGTCTGACTGTCTTGTTCTTCTCGGTCGGATTCTGCAACAACTCAATTTTCCCGGCGATCTCCTTGGATATGACCGGAAACCCGAATTCCTGTATAACTTTCGGTTTCGTCCATCGTGTACCATCCTCTCGCAGGAGCGGCGGCACATTTATAATACCGATCGCTTTATGTACCCTCTGGATGCTCTGATCCTCCAAAGTGGATGCCGATACCCCCGGAGCATCAATTCCACACACCTCATGGAGGAATATATATAAAATGATGCTGTCCAGACCGCCTACCGACACATGGCAATTTAGCCCTCTGCGGTCACATTCTGATCTGAACTCTTCCGCTCTGATCTGCGCATATTTGCGTTTGAAAGCATAATCCTGCTTTTCTTTCTGCATGAACGAAGCAATCTTTTCCTTTGTTCCAAGACGTTCCATTCTTTCCTGTACTGATTCCATTTCTTCACGGAGTAAAGAGCTCTTTTACGCTGGCCAGCAAACCTCTCACTCCTTTCTACTGATTTATTTTTTCTTACCTCTCTTGGTCTTGAACTTATACACATCATTTCTCTGCCGGCTTACCGCACTCCGGTAGCCGTTTAATTTACTTGCTCTGCTTTTGCTCATATCTGCTCAAGTTCCCTTTCTTTCTCGTCCACATACTCTTCAATGGTCTTTACGATTCTTTCTTGTAAATCTTCTGGGATTTCATAATCGTATGACTCACCAAGATAGGAATGAATATGTAACAAGAAGCTTTGTTTGATTGTCTTTATTCTAAAGTGATGCTTTGATACACTTTTTCCACGATACCTCTCTCCGCACCAAAAAAGAAAAACTTTAACTGGTTCAAGTCGGTTCATCTTTGCTTTGTATTCTTCATACTGTTGTACCGTCATCTTTTCCTCCTAAAATCTCATCCAAGCAGGCATTCCAGCCGTCTCGGTGAATGCTCTTGCTAATTTCTTCATAACCGGATTTAAGTTCCGGTATCTTCTCCGGCAGTTCCCGGAGCGGACACCAATCCGGCTTTGCTCCGTCTGGTACAAGTTTCCCTGTCGCACAGCACAGATATTCGTCATCATTCTCTGTCTCATAGCACAATGTGCATTTCTGGCATACCTGTTCCGGCATATCCATAATCAATACTGCTTTAGCCATCTTCCACCTCCAAATTTACTCAATGACAAAATCAAAATCAGTGCAGTTAAAGTCCGTTTCTTTTTCTGGAATCGGCATACATACTCCAACTGCATCTTTTACATATGGCACTCCGTTTATCTCAATAACTTCCATTGGATAATAACCGAAACGTCTTTTGTAACGATCAATCTTCTTGCCTACAAGTTCCTTTGCATTTCCTTGATATAATTTCACCCTGCACCTCCTAAATCATCATGCTTCTGGTTTTTCACACCGCTCAAATTCGATAACCCAAACCCACGGATTTGCATCCCAACCATACCGGTCAAGGTCGGATTTCTTGATGGTTGATTCCCACAGCCAAGCAAATTGCTCCTTTGCAATCCCGTACTCTGTGTCTACTTCTGTTCCATAATTTTTTTCACCGTATCCGATATCATCATAGAAAAGGTTTCCAACACCTTCGCTTTCTGCCCCCTTTGGTGTTATATCCTGCAACCGCTCCACTCTCACATTCGTAACCTTAAGCCAGATACGCGCCGCTTCTTTCGGCATGTGGATGGATGGTTTCCACTTTGTAACATCGGCAATGTCATTTCTTTGCCAATCTTCGTAGTAATAGTATCCGTTCGGCGCCTTTTTCCATGTCTCCCGAACATACAGGATATCTCCCGGTGCATACCTATACGGCGGCTTAACGTATTGAATAGAGCCACCATATTCATTAGCGGCAAATCCAAAGCATCCTACCTCTTTCTTTTCTGTACTGTCGGTAACAAAACCAAGTGGATATATATGCTTTTTATCCGGCTGTGGCTTTATCAATCTACGGGTACAGGTCTTCCGTCCGTCCAAAATTGCCCGAACCATTTCGGTATTGAATAAAATCGGTTTAATTGCCATCTGATACACCTGCCTTTACAATCTCTAACAAATCATCTACCAAATCCATGACCTCGTACATCATCATAGTGTCGTAGGATTTTGACTGCTGATCTGCTGTTTTATTTCCATACTTCGTACAGTCTTTCAGGAATGCTGTGCGTTCTTCCAACTGCTCCACAACCTTGTCCGGGTCGTAGGCGGTCGGCTGCGAATCAATAAAATCGAGAATTGCTTTCATCTGACTTTTATTGTAATTTCGCCCATTGAACTGCAAATTGTCTGCATCAATCAATCTTCCCATCGCTCGCCCTCCTGTTTTTATTGTCTATACCAATGTTTTGTTCCGTCCATAAACGATACGAGAATTTTGTGCGGATATTTTTCGTGTGCATGGATTCTGATTTCTGGCATTCCGCAAGTTCCAACATGTTCTTTCTCGCATTTCTGTGCATCTGTTTTATTTTCATAATCTGTATGGCAAATATCACAAGTATATAATTTCTTTTCTGTCATTCTTCATTCCTCCAATCAAATTCAATTTCTTCTGCACTATCAACACCTAACTGCTCACACTTCGCTCTGGTAGATGTACCGCCGGAGTGGTTTGTGCATAAAAGAAACAGTTTCTGCACAATGTGGAAGTATGATGTTCTAAAATAAAACCTCTCTTCCTCGTTAAGTTCATCAATCGCATCCTCTCCATGTTGCCATCTGTACCATTCTGCAAACTCATTAACCACTTCCTGCATAAGGTTGATGCAGCATTCAAGAATGTGTTTTTCATCGTGACTTTCCAATTCCTTGTTGACGTTCTGCTTTTCCACCGCCGCCCGGCATTCTTCCACCGTGCCGATTGCGCGGTACTGCTGGATTTCTTCCAGCGCCTTGACCGCAACCTCACACGCTTCGATTTCCTTTTTGCAGTTTTCGAGGTTGCTGTAATACTCTCCTAAACTCTTTTTCTTTGCAGCAAACACTTTTGGCGCAATCAATAATAATTCTGCCAAAACATTTTTAGACTGAATCATGGCATTTTGAATAAATACCTTTGCTTCATTCTCTGTCATGTCTATCCCTCCTAATCTGCCATTACCGGCAAAGCAAAGGCCCACAGGCACCACGCCGATCCCGTCATCTTGATTCCGGCGATAACCGCAATGCTAACGGCAATCCACTTCACCGCTTTTTCAAAGCTCGATTTTCTGTTCTTGCGCTTCTCCCGGCATATATCGTAGCTCGGGCACTCCATGCAGCAATATGTTTTTCCAAGTTTGCATTCTTTTTCGCAACCCATTATTTTTCCTCACTTTCCCGGTACGGCTCTGGCAGTGGCATCCAGGCTATTATCTCGACATCGGTATCGACCATATCAACATCACATCTGCCGTATTCTGCAAGATAATCAGTGCAAGTCGTTGACCACCAGTACCATGCGTCCGAGTAATGCACCCCTGTTGCCGTAAACGGTACATCTTTGATGTTCGCGTAATAAGATTCCGGATTATGATTCACATATGTAATGTTGACCGGGACGCAATCTTCCGGCAACCTCTCGCTTACCGGAATCCACCGCCCAAACTCCGGCTTTCTCGCTACTGTTCTCATGCATTCAACCATTTCCCTGCTCCTTTCCACACCGCAGCTGATACGGCACCTCTCTGAATCTCTTAAGCGCGTCGCCGCTCACATGCTTGCTCGGACGTGTCATCTTCTCGCTGATTTCCGCCACGCGCCTGCGGCGCTCCTTACTGTCTCTATGCATTTACCTCTCCCCCTCCCGATCGTAACGGGCACCACCTTGGCGACGTTTTAACCACCGCCAGAACCTCCCGCTCCGCTTCCTTGCAAATCCGCATGGGATCAAACCGCTCCCGCCGGATCTGACCGCAATGCTCACACTTTGCACAGATATGCACCGGCTCATAACCGTCATTTTCTGTAACGTACCGGAGACCGTTTTTATTCACGTAATACACCAAGCCGCTGTATTCGCACCCGCCGTTCAGCGCCGGGCGTATGATCTCATCGTAAATCTTACTGATCGTCTTGCCTGCTTCGAGCGCTGCCACAATATCCTCTCGGTACGGGTCATACATGCTCGTTCTTTTTCTTCTCTCCATTGCCCTGTCCTCTCATAACTTTTTCAATCATCTCTTCCTGGTTCCGCTCTGCGATATGGTCCCGAACCGATTCCTCCGGAAAAGCAATCTGATATGTCCGCTCCTTGATCCGGTTGGTGATCCGGTCATCGTACCGCAGGCTGTCCAATGATTCGTTGCTCGTAAAGATAGTCACTTTCTTGTTGATGTACCGCTCGTTGATGATCTGGTACATCTTGTCGTTGATCCACGCCGCCGGGGATTCCACGCCGAAATCATCGATTATCAGCACATCCACCGTGTTAAGCGCATCCAGTAGCCGGCTCTCACTGTATTCGGCATCCCGCCGCCATGTATTCTTGATCTCCTGCAGGATGGTCAGCGATACTGCAAACTTAACCGCATAGCTTTTCATAAGCTCATTCGCAATACCTGCGGCGATCCGTGTTTTTCCGCTACCCTTTGTGCGGGACCAGATAAACAGCCCCATGCCCTGATCCCTCTGGCTCCCGAAATCATCCAGGTAAACCTTTATGATCCGGCAGGCATCTGCCACCGTCTTTTTGCTGTCCGGCTGTCGATACACGTCCGTACGGAAGGTTTTCAAATCCATCCCCCGGAACGCTTCCGGAATATCCGCAAACCGCAACCGCCTTGACATCGCCGCCCGCTCCCGGCACTTACATTCCACCGCCGTTGTGATACCGTCCTTTTCGGTCAATATCCACTCGGTACCATTGCACAACGGACACACATCAGAATCCTTCAAATTCTCCGGTGTCTCCAAGTTCTCCGAGCCGCTCATTGATCGATTTTTCATGCGCTGTAGTATTTTCTCCAGCGTTTGTTCCATCTGCTCCATTGCACGCTCCTTTTAGATACTGCATAAATACGTTCTCGCGAAGCCAGTTTTCCGCTTTCTTGATATACCGCTCTGCTGTTTTCTCCCGCCGACAAGCATCCGCATAATTCCGCGCCGCCCGTATCAGATCATCCTCCGGCACGCCAGCCATCACCGCATTGCAGTATTCCGATTCTGCCAGATAGCCAGTACACTTTTTCGGGTAGGCTGCAGCAAATTCCACGAACCGCTCCGCGGGGGATATAGGGGGTGTATTTCTTCCCTTCTTTCCTTCTTTCTTTTCTTCTATTGTTGGCGTTAGAATGTCGTTAGAATGTCGCTTGCTTGTCTCTTGACTGTCGTTTTGCTTGTCACTCGTCTGGTATAAATCGTACTTAACCACTGTAAATACTGTATATTTGTTTGTCGTTTTGCTTGTCACTTCGCCTGTCTTTTTCAAATGCGAAATTGCTGTCCGAATTTCACGCTCCGTAAGTCCAGTTTCGCCCGCCAGCTTCCCGATGGACGAGACAAATGATCCACGCGAAACCGTTGTCCCTTTAAAATTTCCATCCTTCCAGTTGGCTTTCAACAGCATGTGGATGAACAGCCGGGTGGTATTGATATCCGTGTACCATTCCCATTCCAACAGCCCCCGGCTCAATTTTATGTAGTTGCCATCCAATCATCCCACCTCCCGGATCAATACCTCTATCCGTGGGTTTTGAGTATCTACGTCAAACCGATCGCTGAACCCAACAATATGTTCCCATCCATCATTTTTCAGCACTCCTTTGTTGACCAGTGCATCCTGAATCACTTTGCGCCCAAACGAAGATATATTATCGAGATCACGGCGCTTGTTCTTTTCAAACCATGCATATTCCATATACACCGGCTTCTGGATCTTAACTCCACGCAAACACTGCTCTATATACGCAGATACGATTCTTTCGTTATTCGCTTTCAGTTCTCCGCCTTTATATCTACTGGATTTATCTGCACGGATGAAGTCGTTCAAATTATCCAGTCTCCCCTGGATTACCAGTAAATACTCCAACTTCTCTCCTCCTCTCAAACGCCAGCTTCATAGCAAGGCGCTTCGACTGTATCGCTCTCGCGCGGTGCAATTCCTGTGCCAAATACTCATTTAATTCCTTTTCATCAACCGGATCTCCTGGGATGGGGCGGTAATAGCCAGCGCCCACATTGATAATGCAATCCCCGTTCCGATTAGCATCTTCTATATTCTTTCTAAGCGCCCTATCTTCATACGATTTTGTCGGCCGCAGTAGTGGGCGCGCATGTCCATAGGGAATATCATTTATCGTTTTCATATACCCCTTTCCCCTCCGGGACGACCCCGGAGGTATCATCATGGCTTCGACAGTTCGTGATATAATAAGTCTCCGCATGATCGGTTTCTTTCGCCCGCAGGCGGGTGTTTCAACCCTATAACCAGCTCCGCCCGAATATCCGCCGGAACTCTTCTCTGCTTCCGTAATGGCTTTCAAAATATTCCTGTGCCATCTGCTTAAGCTTCAGATCCATTTCAGCGGCATTCTTCCCCGCCTGCGTTCCATTCGGATGCAGATCCGGGCGAAGCGGTATGACAAATCCATACTTCTCGCTATTCTTCCGGTTCGGATTACCCGGGAAAATATGATGGCGTTCAACCGGCGCCGCGCCGGTAAAATAGCAATGTTCCATATCATCCGTGAATACGCTCCATAATCGTTTCATACGCCCCACCGCTCTTTCATTTCCTGTAGTTCTGCTGGCGTAATGGTATCTATTCCAAGTTCTTTTGCATCCGCTACCGTTCCGTCAATTAGAACCGACATTTCTTTAGTGTCATAGGTATGACTCCCACGATAGATTTTATATACAGTCAGTTTTCCATCATACCGAACCGGCATTGCGTGGATTGCTTCCTGTTCCCACATATATTCTTCTGGTGCGTTTGACTGATAGTAGAAAATATTTCCATCTGGAAGATATTCGGGCTGTCCATATTTACAGATCAGAACATTTTTAGCTTTTGCCTTTGAAATCGTGAGTACGTCAGCAATTTTTCCAACCAACACATGAAAGTAAGCATTTGCATCAAGGCTCCGTTTCTGCGTATATCTGACAGCTTTTATTTTTAGCTTGTCCTGATTCTGTAAATTTTCAATTTGACCGGCTGCCGAAGCGTCAACCTCAAACGTGAGGATGATGCCTCGTCCATCAAATGTCCGGCTTGCACCAGTTAGCTTTCCGGTAGTCTCCATCAGGCATCAGCTTCTTTCCTTTTCTTATACCAGGTCTCTACCTGTTCGATCAGCTTGTTTGCCAGCTCCGTAGAAATATCAGATGTACCGGAAAAATTGTACATTTTCTTAAGCTGGTTCACGATATCTACCGCATTTGCGTTCTCACACATTTCAGCATAGGCATCCACAAATCTATTGATTTTATGTAACTGCTCTGCTGTCGCCGGTGTAAACTGCGGTGCTGGTGTAACCGGTTCCGGTATTTCTCCGTCCGGGTCCTTCATCTCCTCGGTCGGAATGCAAAATACCTGGAAGCACGCATACTTGAATGCAATCGCCATTGCCTTGTTGGTTGCTTTATCTCCGGAATCCATTCCCTCTCCAACCGTTACCGCTTCGATGAACGATCCATCTTCGGCATAAAATGTGTACTTGATCCGGCAGATGGAATAGATCAGAACCGCACCCTTATTTGTGGTTCGCTCCTGTCTCTGCTGTTCCAATACTTCCGGAACAATAAAAACATGATTCTTTACCAGCGCCGGATTGATTGCATTCATGACCGCATCAATTCCGCGGTACTTAAAGCCCTGCTGTTTATTCACTGCATCTTTACCGACCGCCCCGATCTCTTCCATGCACCGAGAGATCGCTTCATATATATTCATTTTTCTTGCTGCTTCCGCCATGCCGCCCTCCTAAAACAGTTTATTTATAAGATTCATTGCGTAGGTTGCATCAACCCTTTCCTCGCCGGTTTCTTCCATATGCTTCTGAATGGCATCAACCATCATCTTAAAATATGTTGTGTCAACACCCGTCAGCTGATCCTCGAGAACCTTTACGTCCTTCAGATCTAATTCATTCAACTGGAAACACATCTTTACATACTGTCCAGCATTGATGTGATAACCGCGCTCAAGGTATTTCCGGGTCCGAACAATCGAACATAACGGATATTTTGATCCGATATAGTACAGCTCCTTGTTGATAATGCATTCAAGTGCTTTTTCTGGAAGAAATAATTCGTTGTCCCAGGAGCTCCATGCACATGTGCAGTGTGCAAAATCATAGTTCTTATGAATTTCCTCCACCTCGCCATAGAATCGAATTACAAGCTGCACCTTGTCTGTCAAAGTGATTGCGTTGCTCGTGATAAATCGAGGTCTGTACTTTTCGTTCTCCGTCTCCTGCTCCAAAGCTTCCTCAATCTCCTCTTCCGTGGATGCAAAATTATAGGAAATGTCACTCGTCTTTACTTCATCTTCATCCGCAATGCCCTTAGATGAAACAAAGCAGTCAATTTTTCCCGTTTTATCATCGCACCTTACTGAAACCGGTTTGTCTGGATGCATTTCATTCCATTTTCCGACATAGTATGTCGCTACAGCCAAGCACGCTTCTTTTGTTCTAAAATAAACATCATAATCGTGAAGTTTTTCACCAGTCAGAAGCGAAACAATCGCACCACCAGTCACAATCACATTGTCTTTTATAATTTTTTTGATGTTTTCATCATCAATATTCAAAATCCAATCGCGCAACTTGTTATTCAAGTGCTTTTTGATGTTTTTACCATTCATCCCTATACCCTCCGAAATTTAATACCGTACTCACGCATAGCAGCTTCAAGCTGTGCGATCTGGAACGGATCAGCAACCACTTCATACCGTACGGTTCCCGCCGGCGCCGGAGCAGACCGCACCTCTTTTTCTTCCTCAAGAGCAACATCCGGCACAACATCCGGTACAACCGGTTCTTCATGCACCAAAGCAGCTTTTCTCTGCTCTTCCTCTGCCGCCCTGCGTGCCTCCTCTTCTGCCCTTCTCTGCTCTTCCTCCGCCTGCCTACGCAGAATCTCTTCTTTCTGCTTCTGGTACTGGTTCATAATTCCGATAGCATCCGACAATTCCAATGTTGCCTTGTACTTCGCCAGACCCTTATCCTCAAACTCTGATTCCATCGCCCGGATAGTCGCAAGGTCTTTCTCTACATGCTCCACATGCGCTGTGATGGCTTCTGTGATAGATTTCTGCGCGGTCGTGGAATTCTCCCATCTGCTGTCATAGATGCGATCCAGCGGCAGATACTCCATCACGGTTCCATGCTCCGCCATAATCCCGGTATAGATTTCACAGATCATCGCTTTCTTTGCTTCCACGCGCCTACGCTCAAACTCCTCGATCTGCCCACTGATAAAGTCGATCGGTTCATCGATCAGCTTGTCCAGTTCCTTGACCTGCGCTTCAAAATTGGTATACGGCGCCATAAAAGTTTTCTTGATCTCGATTCGCCTGTCGTTCATGGCCTTTTTCAGCTTACGCAGGCTTGCCACCGTCCTTTTTGCTTCCGGCTGGGATTCCGCGGTAAACACCATCCCCTTGTACTCCTCCATTTTTGCCGCAAGGGCCGCCTTGATCTCTTCAGAGTTTGTCTCGATACTTCCGTCTTTCTGCTCTACTAATAAGTTAATTTCCTGCATCTTCTATCTCCTTTTCTTCTCTAAACCGCTCATCGCGGTCGTATATTGCTGCCAGTTTCTTTCTATGCCGGCGTGCCCGCTCCTGCTCCGCTTCGTATTCATCCCAGTCCGGCGCATCCGGCGCGATCTCAATCATCGATATACTCCCACTCTCCTTTGTCGCCATTGTCACTGATCTTAAGTCTCACTGCTGTCTCTGGCGAAACAGCCAGCACCCCGCTAATGCTCCCGTCATCCGTAACGGTAATAGTGGCAATTCCCGCAATGCCGACCCCTTCCAGTGTTTCCGGCAATTCCCGCAACACATCCACGAGATTGCACATGTCCTTGTTACATAACCTTGCTTTCATTCAAAAAATCCTCCACTTCCAGCTGCGTCCAATCCGTTGCCCGGATCATCCGCGCCATCTTCTCTTCTCGCTGCTGCCGCTCTGTCTCCCCGGTAACACATTCATCACACATACCGTTTCTACCCTCTCCCGGGTCCATTGGATGACCGCAGCGCTTACATTCTCTGAAAATCATAAAATCACACTTTCAAAAACTACTCTTTCGTGTTACAATAAACGCAGAAATACTTATGTATTCCTACGGTAAATAGCACCTGTACTCGCCAAAGTTATCAAGGTGCTATTTTTTTGTCCAAATCGATAAACTCCACATCCGCATCCAGCCTGTCCCGTCTGCGGATAAAGTAAAAACATGCTTTCCGCCGCTCGGCTCTGCGCAGCTCCACCGACATGATCGCCAAGCCCGCCAATGATACCAACGCGCCTAACGCAATCACGGCAATGAGGTAGTAATAATAAATGTCGTCTGCATCACACATTCCACCGAAAAACATTATGCCGATTCCGACCGCCGTAATGATCTTGCCTATCCTTTTCAACGTTCTCACCCCTTTCTTACGGCTTGTCCTTCGCTACCGCCTAAGCGGTTTCGTCCTTCGTTATCCCGCGCATCTCTTCATCACGCTTCCGCTGATAATGAATCTTAACCAATGCCTTGGTAAGCCGTTCCGATGCTCCCTCGGTTATCGTTACGCTGCAGGTAATCTCCTTTTTCTTTCTCTTTGCCATACATTTCCACCTCCGTTAAATCATATGACAGCCTGCTTGTACCCTTTTCCTGCTTTGTGCATCATCTCCTCCGTTGTCAAACTATTCTTGTATGCTATTCTTCATGTGTGGTACAATCTCCTTACAGGACGTTGCCGCGTCCGAGTATTATGAAAGGAGACTATACATGGATAATTTTCTTACTCCCATCTCCATTCGTGACTATAACCACGCTGACTGGAAATATGAAAAAATTCTTGAACAAATTCATGATTTTGAAGCAACCCTTGATGACGACCATGAAATTGCACTCCGTTTAGCTTCATTTGGAACGTCAATCACCATGATTGTCACAAACGTATCTTATCAAAACCCCGATATCCTCTATTTTTATGGTTTGGTAAATGGGAAAAAATCCCAACTAATTCAACACGCCAGCCAGCTCAATTTCTTACTCACATCTATTGAGCGCGAAGATAAAACTAAACCCGCAAGAAGAATAGGTTTTGCTAATCCCAATGATGCTTCGGACCCGATTTAGAAAGTTCCTTTTGGGTTTTCTCCAATGCTTCAGTCATACCTCCCATAATTCTGCTTGTAATAACCGTGACATCACTTTTATTACTAAGTAACTCCTCGATACGCTTCAAGGTACCATCAATGCTTTGGAGCGTTTCTTCTATTACTGGTTTGTTAACTTCCGGTGCTGCTTTCATTCTTCTCACTCCCTTCTTATTTGTTGTAACTCACGTTTCGTGAGTTTTTTGATTAAAAAAAATTTTATGGATAGGCTTCTTATAATACGCGGATATGCGTATTTTAATATTATCTCTTGGAATCCTCTCGCCTCTCTCATACATAGATAAAGCAGATTTGCTAATTCCAATCGCTTTTGCCACCTCTTCCTGTGTCCTATTTCCGCGCAATTTGATTAAAGTCTGACCTATTACATGACTATCCATTTCCGACACTTTCTCACCTCCATTTGCTCACGTTTCGTGTTGATAAACTCAATATACACATTTCGTGAGTATTTGTCAACACATTTTGTAAATTTAACATTTGATTTTTTTCACGTTTCGTGTATAATCAAATTAAAGAAAGGACGTGATGCACATGCCAGAATTTAAAGATATGCTTAAATTTTTTAGAATGCGGGAACATTTATCACAAAGCGAACTTGCCGAAAAACTTGGTATATCTGCATCTACTGTAAGTATGTATGAAGTAGGAAGACGGCAGCCAGATTTTGAGACAGAAGAAAAAATAGCTGACTTTTTTAATACTGATCTCAATACGCTTCGTGGGAGAGACAATGAATCAGAGCAACCTGCCTATTATTTAGATAAAGAATCTTCTGATACTGCACAATTTTTATTTGACAATCCAGAATACAAAGTATTATTTGACGCATCCAGAAAAGTCAAGCCGCAGGACATCCAGTATGTAGCCGATCTCATCAACCGCGTTTCTGGAAATTCTGACGGCATGGACGACACCGGATGTTGATGTCCAAATAATTGTACATGTATTATGCCACAATATAGTCCACAGATAGGGGGAATGACTTTGGATAATGTAAGAACTGTGTACTGTGATCTTCCAAACACTGTGGGCGGATTTACAGTTGCAACTCCGGATGACTTTTTTACAATCGTCTTAAATCAGAACTTGTCTTATGACCGAAATGTGCAAACTTACAAGCACGAGCTTGAGCATATCAAAAACGGTGATTTTGATAAAACATGTTCTGCTGATATAATAGAAATTTCTGCTCATCATTGATTGCAAGATATACTATACGTGTGGTAAAATATTCTTATTACAAACGAAAGAAGATGTTCACATATGGGTCTGTTTACAAAACTATTTTGCAAAAAAGAACGTAATCAAGCAACTACTGCGATCAAAGATTTCAATAGTATTACTCCTTCAACGCAATATATAGAAACCGGATCATCTATTCAACGAGTCGACGGAAAACCTATTTCAGATGAAGAAGTTCCGTATCTGATGCAGCTAGGTTATGAAAAAGCTTTGCAAAAAGGAGGATTGTATACTGGTCAATCACTTAATACTTCAAATATAAATAGAGATTTACCTGAAAAAAAAGTTCATACTGCAATGCCCTCCTACCAAGATCTGTGTAACATTTCGCTAACTCCTATTGATGAGCCTATTTTATCGACTGATATTTTCTTCTTAAAATATCTTGATGGGCGAATCCTTGAGCATCCCGACATTGCACAATATTGGTACTATGACTATGGTTTAAATTACTCGGTTGAAATTAAAAAGCTGGTTTCTGCCGGATTACTTACTATTACCAATATAAATCTCAAAAAATTGAAGGTTGTG